CTTCTGAAAGCTTTGAAAGTAGGTGAGTTTTGCATCTGTACCAACTTGCGTGCCAGCATCTTGTGCAATGCGTTCTTGTGCAGGATTCAACTTTTGGCGAATCCAGTCTTGTGATTTTGCTATCCAACTCATTGTTTTTCCTTAAATAAACCGTGAGAAAAACGAGTTGTGCGTGCTTGTGGGTACGGCTTTATCACCATGAACGTGCTTTGATCGCTGGAGTTCGATCCAACGCTGCTGTTTAGGTTCGGAACCTACTGGCGGAGCTTTGCCATATATTGAATGCAGCGCTACATGATGCGGATTACAAAGGGTGTAAACTTTATCATATAACTCTGTATGGTGCTCAGCAATAAATTCATCACGAACAGCTAAAATGCCTTCGTCTGTTGATATATCGTAACCTTTGTGCGCAGACCACGTTTCTAACAAGATTGTGATTGAGTGTAGGTGATGAAGTTCCAGGTCTTTGTTTGTGTCGCAAACAAAGCACTGAGGTTTTTTATCGTATGCCGCCTTGGCTTTGTCGCGAACCCACTTTACTGGGATACGATTGTTTGTGTTCTTGGCCATTTTTTACTTGGACCTTCTTGAGATTACTAGTATTATACATGGTATGCATCAAAAAGTCAATACCAGAATTTATGTTGCAGGTAGAGTATTTTGACTTGAACAACCAATCCAAACCGTGTATAATAGAATATTAAGTACAATACCGTTTACAATGTATATGTATAAAGAGCATAACGAATCGCATCAGCCATGTGAGAATAGTCATCATGCTTGGGACGCTCACGTTGTAAGCCTTCTTTGGTATCCCAACGATACTGGTCAAACACCGCTAAACAATGTGTGCAGTGTGGTGCTACCTTTAAACGACCCTGAGCTACCAGTGTTTGTACATATGCAATTCCAGGTAACACGTCTTTTTTAGCCTTGGTTGAAGCCAGGTCGTAGATGTATGCCAGGTCCGATGCAAACTGTGCAGCAGCCGAGTCAATAAAAATGGTTTCCACACCCCAACGCCCACACAGCTCCGCAAACGCACTGGCATGATCAGCTGTGGTAGCTTCGTTTTTCAAGTACTCGTCAACAATCCAAAACACATCCCCAACCATATCGTACACAATAACCACAAACGCAGTATAATCACGATAGCCAGGGTCGCAGCCAGCTATAGCTTCACCACGCAGGTCAACCGGCGGTTCGCAAACATCGGTAGCCGCTAGGCTATAAATCTGACCCTCAAACACAGTAAACGATGCCAAGTACTCTTGTTCAAATTCAGCACGCGACATTGACCTGCGTGCTTCAGCAACATCAGACTCTTGCATGCGCGTGTTCTCCGAATAATCCGCTTGCAGGCTCACCCACTCTGGAAATTCACTGCTGAAACCACGATTCCAAAACTGGCTGAACCAGTTGTTGCGACCACGTGGTGTTGAAATAAAAATTGCCTTAGCACCAGGCTTGTCTAGTGTGGGTCTGAGTGCGACGTTGAATGCGGCTTCACCATCCGATCCAAGCGCTGCTTCGTCAAATATAATAAGATCGTAACTGCGACCCACACAACTATCCACAGTACTCAACGAACCCATACGAATAGTCGACCCATTGTCCAACTCAATTATTTTGTCTTTTAAGTTATCTCTGGCAACTTCTAGGTCAAAGTGCTTGATTAGTCGGCGCTGTAGTTCAAACGATATTCCCGACAAGTTATAGTTGGGCGACATGATCAACACATTCGACCCAGGTACTAAACTCACCAATTGACCTACCACGTTGGCTATGTAGGTTTTGCCAAGTCTGCGCGCTAGCGCAGCGCACACAAAACGGTACTTGGGGTCGTTGATGGCATTGATTAGTGCGGTTTGGGGTCTGTTGATGGTTTCATAAATGCCTAATAACTTCAAGTAGTTGACGATGGGTAACTTAATAAAACGAGTTTGTGCTGGAAACTCTTGAATAAGTTCGCACTCAACATCTGGTCGGCTAATGGTTAGCATTAGACTCCTTCACCACTAATAAGACGTGACACCAGCTGCGAATACTTTGATCCGTCTAGTCCTTCATTGATTTGAACGTTTACTTGTTTGCTGGGGCCGCCTGGACCCTGACGCAGTTTTTCCAACTGAATTTCACGGTCTAACAAGTCCATCGACATTTTATGCGATATTTGTAGCAGCTCAGCAATATCCTTGGTGCTGCCAGTTTGGGATTCATGCAGCTCTTGAAACTTTTGTTTGAGCAGTGCGTCCATGGCAGCACGCATTTGAAACTTGTTGTTGTAGCCAGTGTCCATGAACACATGGTCGATATACGCTTTGACCTCGCGTCGGGCTAAGATCTCGGTGACCAGTGTTGGAGCCAAGTCCAGCTCATCAGCCACACGTCGGGCGTCACATAGTTGCAGGTAGCAGTTGGCCACTTCCAACATTTCTGGGGCAATTTGCAGTGTTTCAGCAGGTAGGTTTTGTTGCATAGGGTATCCTTTGGGGCAATTATACCATGGGGGCGGGTGATCTCACAAGTGGATTTTTTTAGTGGGGTTTGGGTCAGTTGGGATGATTTGGGACGATGGGGACGATGGGGGCGGTTTAGGGTCGGCTGAGGCATGGTACGGCACCCAGATGGTTTTCGAATTTTTACCCAATAGGCCGCGTGTGGGTGGGTACATAGGCATAGGTGTAAACTTTAGTCTACTAACCGCCCCTAGTACCTTTGTTTGTAAACCTACTATATTATGAGTACTTTTGTTTCCTAACAGATTTGTGAACCAACTAGCTAACATGTAACAGTTTGTAACAATCTAAAAAACTGTTGACCACTTGCAAAAGCATGATATAATAAACCCATGACAACGAAACAACAAGCCATTGATGCTATCATGGCACATGACCCCAAAGCCTACAGCATTGTTCAACATGACGAAAAAAACTTTTCTGCTGTTGTTGGGCGTGCTATTGCATATTATGTTATAATTGATGGTGTAATCACTGGAGATGTTTGGTATGAATAAACGTGAATTTTTTGATGCGCTTGGCTTTGCGGCTTGCATTGCCCTGCCCTTTGTGATATACTTTGCTTTTGTAATGAAACCCTGAAAGGAAAATTGAAATGACTGCTAAAACTGTGAACTATACCCCTGAGCAAACCCTGCAAATGGTTGCCGACTATCAAGCCGGTAAAACTGTGGAAACCATTGCTGAAGCATTGGGCAAAACTGTCCGGTCGGTTGTTGCAAAACTCAGCCGTGAAAAAGTTTATGTGGCTAAGACTTATGTTTCAAAAACTGGTGAGGCTGTTGTGAAAAAAGATGTTGTTGCCGATTACATTGGTGATGCCTTGGGCTTGGGTGAAGCTGATGTTGAATCGCTGACAAAAGCCAACAAAACAGCATTGAAAGCCATTGCGGATTTCATCAAGGCTGAAAAGACCTGATAGATTGTAGGGGATTGCATCCCCTGCTTTTGTGTGATATAATTGTTTTTTAACTGGAGAATACTATGAAATTGACAGCCGCTGAAAAAACTATCCGCAAATTGTTCAAACAAGACCTGGCCCAGGCTAAGGGACAAGTTTTCACTGATGAGGACTTTAGCATTACTGTGGTGGTTGTGCCTGCGTGTGGGCGTTTAGACTCGGCCTTTGTGCATGTTGCCGTGGCACAATGTAGCTCAGGCGACGCATTCAAGCGCAAGCGCGGCGAACTGGTTGCGCTTGAGCGTTGGGCTGATGGTTGCGTGTTGAGCGTTCGCCGTAACGGGCGCACATTGGCCGATGTGTCCACGGATATGATGGAATTTTTGACAATGTAATCTTTTGTTTGCAAACCAAATGTAATACTTTGGTTTGCAGCCGCGCCCAGCCCATATATCAGCGTATCCATATATAAGCATATGCTTATATGTGGGCGCCAAATTATACCATACAATTTGGGCACGTGTCAAGGGTTTGGTGATTGATTTTTTAAATCGGGCTGATTAATAAATACAATGATAGAAGCCTTGCCAAGATCAAAACCCGTGATATAATAAACCCATGAACACAAACACTCAAACCCCAAAACCACTGGTTCAAGATCGCAAGACTGGCGAGTATTACAACCCAGAAGAAAAGATGCAAGAATTAATGCAAAAGAACTGGTTTGTTGAATTGCTCAAACGCATGAAAGACCGTTAACATGAACACAAATACTTATATTGTTTACAATTTGTCCGGCATATATTATGATATGCTTATGAATACATGCCCGAGTTGGGTTTGGACAGATCAAGAATTTGAAGATTATTTTGCAATGATGACTGGATGCTGAAAATGATTACTATCAAACCACAATATGAGTTAACTCGCAAAATGTGTGAATTGGTGGAATATTTTAATAAACTTGAAAAAGAATTAGAATATCCAAATTGCGAAGGTGAGGCGGATAAAAAACGAATACTTTTGTGTGCGGAACGTCAATTGATAATGGAAGGTAAATTGTAACGCTTTGGTTTGCAAACAAAAATGAGTACTTTTGTTTGCAAGTTGGCGCCAATATTATACCACATAATATTGGGGCGTGTCAAGCACTTTCCCCAAAAAACAACGAAAACAATTGTAACAGTCCAAGCCAATTGTTACACTTTATTTTGTCCCAATAACAAAAAAAGCCTAGACAACCCCTAAAACCATGATATACTTGACACATCAACAACGCACAAGGATGCAAAATGGCAAAGATTACTAAAGTTAGCATTTACGATATGGATGGTACTATTGTTTGCAGTTTGCACAGGTATAGAACTATTGTTGACGATAATGGCGAACGTATTGATTTGGATTATTGGAGACAAAATGAATATCGCGCAATGGATGATTCATTATTGCCATTAGCATCCCAATATCGCAAAGATTTGCAAGACGATAATACTTTTGTGATTATTGCCACTGCGCGAGTTTTGCATGATGCCGATAATGAGTTTATTAAAACTGTTTTAGGTGAACCCGATTATATTATCTCACGTTGTGATGGTGATACTACTTCAGGCGGTAAACTCAAAATCGCTGGTTTGGCTAAATTCTTTAATTTAAAGAATTTCAAAGATGCCGAATTTACATTTTATGAAGATAATACCACTTATTTAAAAGCGGTTTGTGATCGCTTTAATATTCGCGGGGTTTATGTTCCAAGCAAACAAGGTCACTAAAATATAATGGGCGAAAGCCCATTATTTCAATTGGAGAATTAAAATGTTTAAAGCATTTGCAAGATTAATCAAACACTTTGTTTATAATCGCCCGGATAAAATATTGATTACATTAATGTTGCCGGTTCTTATGATTATTACTTTTAATTATCGTGATAATCTGCGAGAATATAAGGCATTCATTTTTGACAGGTAACACTTTTGTTTGCAAACCAAAATGAATACTTTGGTTTGCAGTTTGCGCCAAAATTATACCACATAATTTTGGCCCCTGTCAAGGGGTTTTGCAAAAAAACAACATAAATAATTGTAACAGCGTGGCGCAACTGTTACACTTTATTTTGTGGGGTCTGCGAAAAAATCGGGTTTTATTGGGGTATAATTTCAGCATGGACAAAAAATCACTTTCAACCCTCATACATCGTGAGACTGTAATGATTTGGGATTCACTTTGTGAATTATATACACCTTTGGTTCACTACAATGAGCCAAAGATAGAACTTAACCCTTACTTGTGGCGTTGCGCTGGCAAATGTTTTCAAACTGAAAACCGCATACATTTGGGTTACAAATTTTTCAAAGCTAAACCAGAATACTTCAATACAATGATTGACGTTATTTTGCCGCATGAAATTATTCATCAAGCCGATTACAATCTTTTTGGCGAATCCGAAAAAATTTGCGGGCATGGCGAAAATTGGCAAAAAATCATGTTAGAATATGGTTTACCTGCAAATCCTTTTCACAAAATGGCGATTACAAAAAATGCTTAATATTCTCAGTTGGTTTGGTACTTTGGTTTCAATTTTGGGTTCGTTTGCAGTTGCAAGCGCAATGTTTAAATTGGGGTACGTTTTGTTTACTTTTGGTTC